CCACTTACCAAGACCTTTAGCAAACTTACCTCTACCTTCAACATAACCTGTAATGGTTGCTTCAGTATCTGACCAGTCTTTTATTTTCATTAGATTATTACTTCGTTTAGTTTCATAAGGAGTATTATATCTAAGTATTGAACCTTCATAACCTAAATCTTTAAACTCATTATGATAGTCTTTTATTTCTGTATCTGAAGTAACTTCATATGTAGGAACTGTTTTAATTGAACGCCATTTGTAATATTCTTTATAGCCTTTAATTCTATTACTTCTTGTTATAAAAGGAATAAGATTAAATCCATTTTTAGATGTGGTTGGAATAAACTGGTCGTAGCAATGAAACTGTAAATACATTGCAGATTCAAATTTATCAGCTTGTGTTGGCTTTTGCTTTTTAACAAGCGATATAATTTTGTTAAAATCATTTTTAAATTTATGATTATACAACTCGCCGTCAAGTATTCTATCAGGATAATCTTTAAAGAAAGATTGTAGTGTAGTTGTAATGTGTTTACAATTTTTAAACGGTTTATGATTTCTGCTAAATGCGCCATCTTTAGTTATATAGCATCTAACACCATCTAATTTTGGTTGTATAAAGTTTTTAATATCGAGCCTCCTGTTCATAGGGTCAAACTCTTTTGCCAACATTACATTAAAGCTTGTCATATTCTTTTTTAATTCTTTCATATATTTCATTTAATTCTATTAATAATTCGTATTTTTCATCGGCTAATAACTTAGCTCGTTTACTTTCTAAATCTATTAGTTGAGCTTTTAACATATCTTTTTTAGAAGGATGCTTAATATTTCCAAAACCATCAACCTCTGCTTCAAAGAATTCTTTAGGAGTCATAGGTTTAAAGTCTTGTTGTACTCTAGCATCAAACTCTTCTAAAATTTTATCTGCTACCAACTGTGCTAATTTTTCTAAATCTTTAGGAGTCATGGTTTACTATTATAGTGTACATATATTTTAACAATTTTTGTTTTCTAGTTAAGCATTCAACTTGCTTAGCTATTTCTTCTTTACTAGGCCCAAAGAATGCATCAGGAGTCATATCTTCCCAATATTTTATTTTTTCATTTAAAGGACCTTGTCTACTCATAATGTATATAAGTGCTTGACCTTTTAAATCGTCGTGGTCAAGCTTTAAGTGTTTTTCTCTTAACATATTAATCTTCTTTTTGTTCTAGCCATTCAATTACTTCTTGCTCAGGTAAGAAAGCTTCAGTGTCAATATATATTCTCACCTCACTACCATAACCTAAATCATGACATGTGTCTTCTATTCTATCCATAATAATATCAAAGCTTGGTTCATAATAATACACATCATTTTCCCAGTCGATGTTTCTAGCATCGTTTGTCATAACATATAATGTATAATCATCAGCAGTATACCACTCAGATAATTCTAAGTCAGAATTACTCAAGTCATCACTGATTTTAACATAACAATCATATTTATCGCTTAAGTATTTTTGTAATTTATTTATATAATCCATTTTATTTAATTTAAAGTTAGAGCGAAAAGTGGGAATCGAACCCACAACCTTTAGATTGGAAATCTAATGCTCTGCCAGTTGAGCTATTTTCGCATAAGGAGGCGGATGAAACTAGGAATGAACAAAGCCAATGTTTATCAGCGCTTGCTTTGTCTGTTTATATCATCTTTCTACCTTTCGGCTTCCTGACTACCTCCATTGGTGCGCGGGGTGGACTCGAACCACCGACCTCGAGTTTATGAGACTCGCGAGCTGACCATCTGCTCTACCGCGCAATATTATATCGTTTCCAATATTCTATTTCAAACAATTCAATTTGTTCTTTTGACATTTTTAATAGAACATTTTTTTTATTTCTTCTTTTTTTAATCAACGTACTCTTCATCTATTTCATCTTTTAACCATTCTTTTTTAGAATCTAATTCCATAATTTTGATTGTCATATAGTCAATTACATTTTGAACTGAAAACTTTTTAGATTTCATAAGTTTAGGATATACTTTTTCAATAGCATATTCAACTGAAAATGTATCTATATGTTGTTCAACATTATTTTTTAAATCTATTATATCTGCATAATTTTTTAAGTCTATTTTATTCATATTTATTTAATTTATTATATTATCGTTTTTAATTTTAATTTGTAACGTATTATGTATAGCAAATTTATTTTCTTCGCCATGATTTATGTACTAAGTTACTTAATTCTTGCGATACGATTTGAATACTATTACCAGTTTTATGTTCTATTATAGGTATATAACTAACTTGTTGAATGTCAGAACATTGCACACATTTATTATAACCTAATTCTATTCTTACGGGGTGTAGTACTGAACCACATCTACAAAATTTATTCATATTATTTTAAATTTAATTTAAAGTAAATATTTTTTATGACCGGACCATATTTTTCATAGTCATCACTATTAAGTGCATTTTGCAATATATCGGTCAATAATTCTTTTTCTACTTTATTAAACATTTTTCAATTTATTTATTTCATTTATATCTTCAACTTCTAATTCTTTGAACATATTTATTATTTCTTTACTAATATTATCACTTTCAATATTAGTTTGTAACGTATTTTTCATAATTA